GGGTAAATGTACTTGTAGTTGAAGTGACTGATTCTACTTCTGTTAGGCGTTGTATTATCGTTTGATTCGTGAGTCCTGGACCAGAATATGTTTGAGTAAATTGGAATGCCTCTCCTGGAGTACTTATTGTAAAGTTTCCTTGTTGTGAGAGATCTAATGAGTCGAAGGAACTTGTTACTGCTCCTGTAACTTCTCCTGTTCCATCTGCTGATGGATTTATTGTCACTGTTGATGTGTTCACTGAGGGATTGAGTGCTTCTCCATTGTTTGAGATGCCTACCCCCGTCACGCTGTATTCCCATCCTGTTCTATAATCCACTGAATTTATGGTCTCCGTTACCTTAGATGATGTCTCCGTCACCGAGGTCATAGATCCCTGTGTAAAATTTGGGACCACGGGAACTGCCTTGGCAGCCCCTGATCCACTT